CACCAAAAATCTTGATGACTGGTCCAGTCAACAAGCAGCGCGTGTCTGGCTTCTCTGGTATCGCATCTTCACGCTTCAACATTGATGGCGGTGCTCGTCCTGCAACCATCATTGGCGCAGCAGACATTTATGTGTCTGACTTCGGCAATGTGCAAGTCGTTCCTAACCGCTTCCAGCGTGAGCGTGACGCATTCGTGATCGATCCAGATTACGCAAAAGTCACAACTTTGCGTCCTTACCAACAAGTTGAGTTGGCAAAGACTGGCGACGCTGAAAAGCGTATGCTGATCGTTGAGTGGGGTCACAAAGTATTGGCAGAGAATGCCCACGGCATTGCTGCTGACTTGGTTACTTCTTAATTGAACTAACGAAGGGTCTGGGGAAACTCAGACCCTTTTTTTACATGATTGAAAAAAGACTATTTAGTACAGACGCTGATCAGGGGATCACGCGCACATTTGAATTTAACGATGAAACGAATCAGGCAACGATTCACACGCAGCAAGATGTGACGGCGATCATTGAAGAGAATAAGCAAGAGTACGCACAGGTTGATGAGCGTGCTAGGTGGGGTGAGTGGAGCAGAGTCGCCAGCATCCCGATGTCTATCTACTTTCAGCTCAAGGCTGAAGGCAAATTAGATGATCAAGAGTACATGAAGAAGTGGCTCAACGATAAAGACAATCAGTATTTCAGAACAAGAGCAGGAAAAGTATGACACCAAACTACATTGCGGTATGCACCCCAGCGCGTGACATGGTTCACGCTAACTTCACCTTCTGTATGGTGAACATGGTGGCGCATCACACGATTAACACGACTGATGCCGTGTCCTTGAAGATTATGCAAGGGACACTTATCCAGACCCAGCGTGCTGATCTGTGCCTAGACGCAATGGCTGAAGGTTGTACCCATATCTTGTTTGTTGACTCAGACATGACCTTTCCGCAAGACATGATTGAGAGACTCTTGGTGCATGACTTGGACATCGTGGCAACGAACTGCGCAAGGCGCAGGATGCCCACAGGACCAACTGCACAGCGCTATGACGAGAACGGTGAGCGAGTGCTCATCTACACAATGCCAGAGTCCACAGGGATTGAGGAAGTCGGCTCTATTGGCATGGGTGTCATGCTGATCAAGCGCAGAGTCTTTGAGGCTTTGAGTGAACCTTGGTTCGAGACTCCTTGGCGCAACGACAAGCGCGGTTATGTCGGTGAGGATGTTTTCTTCTGTCGTAAAGCACAGGCTGCTGGCTTTAAAATCTACATAGACCATGATGTGTCCAAAGAGATCGGACACATTGGGACATTTGAATTCAAGCACGATCACACTTGGGTGATGCGTGATCTTGAGAAAGCAGAAAAGGCTGAAGATGGCGTTAACAACCTATGCTGAACTGAAGACTTCGGTCGGGGACTGGCTTAATCGCTCAGACCTGACTACTGCTATTCCTGACTTTATTAGTTTGGCAGAGGCTCAGATCGAGCGTAATCTGCGCACCAGACAGATGATCGTGCGTGCTACCGCGTCGATCACTACCGAATACTCCGCAGTCCCAGATAACTTCTTGGAAGTTAAGTCCTTCAAACTCGATACCAATCCCGTCACGCCATTGCAGTTTGAGACTATCGACTCAATGGACACTTTAGCGGTTACATATCGCACATCGACTAAACCTATATTTTTTACCGTGGTGGGTGAGCAGTTTCGCTACCTACCAGTACCAGATACTGCCTACACAGGCGAGTTGATCTATTACGCAAAGTTGAGTAAGTTATCAACTACCAACACAACAAACTGGCTATTGACTGCTGCACCTGATGTTTATCTCTATGGCGCTCTTATGCAAGCAGCACCGTACCTGCAAGATGATGCGAGAATTACGGTATGGGCATCGATGTACCGAGCTGGTCTTGAAGAGGTTACAAAGGCAGATGATCGTAGCTCTTCAACTGGTGGTGTACTGATCACACGCGCAAGGACTTTGGGATAACAGATGCTAGTGAACACAACAAAAGGCGAGATGGATGTCTCCTTGCTAGAGAAGCGAGAAGGTTCTATCGATACCGACAACGAGACAACGAACTGGGTGGAATATTGGCTAGAAGGCGAGCTTGTGCATCGCTCAGTCCATATGACCTTAAAACGAAATGTGACTGGTGAAGCAGTCGCTCAATCTTTAAGTTAAGGAAATTTATGGCTAACACACAAGCCCTCTGTACATCATTCAAGGTTGATCTGCTCAACGCTGTACACGCATTCTCTACTAGCGTCCCAGCTCACACAGCGGGTACTGCCGACACATTCAAGGCTGCCTTGTACCTTGCGTCTGCCACGGTTAACGCAACAACAACCGCCTATTCGTCTACTGGTGAGGTAACAGGAACTAACTACACGGCTGGCGGTGCTACGGTGACATTTGGCACAGCGCCAAGCTCTACCAGCACGACAGCATTTGTGACTCCAAGTGCATCGATTAGTTTCTCTAATGTGACCTTATCAACTGCCTTTGATGCCGTCTTGATCTACAACTCAAGCCAGTCTAATAAAGCAGTCAGCGTCCATACCTTCGGTTCACAGACCGTTACGGCTGGAACATTTACCTTAACCATGCCGACAAATGATTCAAGCACAGGCTTGATCAGACTCGCTTAATAAAGAGGCAGCAAGATGGCTGCTTACGGCTCTGGCTACTACGGCAAGGGTGTTTATGGCATCGGTAATGTCGTCATTAGTGGCAACTCGTCTACTACTGCGGTTGGCACATTACTAGACGACAGATCAATCCAAGAAGACGGCAATGTCGCCACGGGTAATGTCGGAACGGTCGGCATCTCTTTAAGTTTTGCGATCACAGGTAACGATTCAACCTTATCTGTTAACTCGGTCTTAGTATCTCCAATTCTTACGGGTAGCTCGTCAACTGGTGCTGTCGGCACGATGTCGCCAGAGACAATCTCCTTTGTTGCTATTACTGGCGTTGAAGGTACTGGCTCAGTCGGTAGCGTTACAAACGGCATAAGTATTGAGATAATTGGGGCTGAGGCATCTGGCTCGGTCGGGACAATGATTGGCTTTGGATGGGGTGCAATACCAGACACGGCAGAGACTTGGACGGCAGAGGCAGATACGCCAGAGACTTGGACAGCAATCGCAGACAATTCAGAAACATGGACGCAAGTCCCAGCATGAAGGTGAACTATGGCGAACACTAATCTATTAACGCAAGAGCGATTAAAAGAAGTGTTGAACTATGACGCTGAGTCTGGCGTGTTCACATGGAAGATCACCAGAACTAAAGCAGTAAAAGACATGGTAGCTGGAAACATTGATAGTCATGGATATTGGATTATTGGAGTAGATGGCGTAAGACATAGCGCACATAGACTTGCTTGGTTATATCTTTATGGTTTTTACCCAAAAGAGATTGACCATCAAAATCACAATAGGATTGATAATAGGCTTGTCAATCTTGAAGCAACTGACAGGTCTGGAAATGCTCGTAACATTTCAAAACCAATGAACAACAAGTCTGGCGTTATGGGAGTTTCTTGGACTAAAAGACTTGGCAAAAGAAACGACAAATGGGAAGTTAGGGCTTGCGGAAAGTTTTTAGGATATTTTGATAACTTTTTTGAGGCTGTTTGCAAGAGAAAATCGGCAGAACTTCAATTTGGCTTTCACCCCAATCATGGAATTTAATGGAGATTCATAATGGCTGACTCAACTACAACAAACCTATTACTTACTAAACCAGAAGTAGGTGCAAGTACTGATTCTTGGGGTACAAAGGTAAATACGGACCTAGATTTGGTGGACTCAATCTTTGCAGCAGCAGGTACTGGAACATCGGTCGGTCTTAATGTTGGCTCTGGCAAGACAATTACTCTTGCTGGAACAACTAAATTTGCTGGCTCTACTTCTGGAACTACAACGGTTCAAGCAACTGCGGTTGCTGGCACTACCACTTTGACGCTACCAGCAGCAACCGATACTTTAGTTGGTAAGGCAACGACAGATACTCTGACAAATAAGACTTTAACTTCGCCTACTTTAGTTACACCAGCATTGGGTACTCCCGCATCTGGAGTCTTAACTAACTGCACTGGATTACCACAGGCTGGTTTGGGTACAAATGTCGCAGGCAATGGTCCAGCGTTTCTTGCGTACCCAGCTTCAAATCAAGTGCTTTCAGCGGCAACTTGGACAAAAGTTACTTTGGGTAATGAAATATTTGATACAAACAATAATTTTGCGTCAAGCAGATTTACACCTACTGTTGCTGGTTATTACCAATTTAATGCTACTGTAGGTGTTACTAGTCAAACTGCTGGGTCAGGAGCACAAGGGGCAATTTCTTTATATAGAAATGGTGCTCTTTATATGCAAGGCGTTAACTTGGCTATAACAGGTATAAATATACTGACAGTATCAGCACTAATATATTTTAATGGTTCATCAGATTATCTTGAGTTATATTGTTATTTAAGTGGCACATCATTGACAATAAATGGAGTTTTAGAAGCTACATTTTTTAGTGGTGCATTAGTGAGGAGCGCATAATGACTTTAATAAAAAAAATCTTATCCATTTATCCAGAGTTAGTAACTTTTGATTTTTCTAATGGCGTAATCACACTACAAAACGACTCTGACGGCAAAGGCGATTACATAGCAAAGTGGGAACACCCAACATTGGCTAGACCTACTGACCAACAATTAGCATGACCACAGAGCACACAACTGAGACGGCTACTGCAATCGTCGCCAAGGCAGCACCGCCAGTAGGCGTGTCATTGGCGACTGTCGCTGGCTTTCAGGTCAGCGAAGTCTTGATCTGGGCGACTCTGATCTACACGGTCTTGATGATCTGCCACAAGCTGTACCAGATTTATAAAGACATAAAGAAGTGATGTGTTTGATCCCATCACCATTGGCGCTGCTTTCAAGGCAATGCAACTGGCTTATGACGGGATCACATACTGCTGCGATGCCTTGTCTCAAGGCAAGGTCGCTGTACAGAAGATAAAGAAGGCAACCGATGATGCCCAAGCAATCGCAAAGGAAGTCAAAGGGATATGGGGATTCTTTAGTGGATTATTTGGTGGCTCAAAGCCAGCCGAGTCCAAGCCAGCAGCCACAGACGCAAAGCCTGTGGCGAAAAAGAAGGAAACCTATACAACCCACATCCCTAATGAAGCCGAGATCGTCCAGCAATTCATTAAGCACTTAGGTGCTTTTTTTAGACACCACAAGGAGTTAACCGAGTATGTGGAAATCAAATATGAAGAAGTATTTTCAAGCGTTGACCCAGACCCTGAGACAATTCTGGAACTCTCTGTTTACAAAAACGAACTAGACCAGAGCTATGTCAAGTTGAGTGGAATGATGAGGGGTGCAAATGTGCCTTATCAGCTCGGACCACTCTGGGAGAACTACAACAACATCTACTCCAAGGTTCAACTAGAACAGCAAAAACGCAAGGAACAAATTAGAATCAGAAGACAGATAGAGGCATACAGACAAGAAAGGTTCAGACAAGAAAAGATTGAGCTTGGCATGGGATTGTTTATCACGCTGCTCGTAGTTTCTTGGCTATACGCGGTATGGATAAATTCATTTATCGAAGCATTCTGATCCTTGTGTGTGTAATGCTGACTATTATCTTAATCATCACGCCAGTCTTGATTAGTATGTGGATCAAGATACAAAAAGCCGAGGTGAGGTTGGAGAAAAAAGAGAGACAAATAAACCGACAATTAAGGTTAATGGAAAGGCAGAGCAATGAATGACTTACTCAATCTTCTCAAGGGTGTCGCACCCACGCTGGCAATGGCTGTCGCTGGTCCTTTGGGTGCTTCTGCTGTTACCGCTTTGGCTAGTAAGTTTGGCGTGTCTGATTCTGTTGATGCCGTTGCAAAGGCTATTGCTGGCGATCCAAAGGCTGCTGAGAAGATAGCAGAGCTTGAGCTGGAGATGGCGAAGATTGATGCAGCCAATACTGCCGACGCAAGGAAGATGAATTCAGAGATACAGAACTCTGCCACAGCGTCTTGGTTAGCAAAGAACATTGCCTATGTCATAGACACATCAATCATTGCTGGCGCTCTCACCATGACCTTTGTGGTGTTTATTGTTGGCGTACCAGAGCAAAACAAGTCGATGGCTTTCACGGCTCTAGGATCGTTGTGGACTCTGACGGGTACGGTGGTGAACTTCCATCGCGGTAGTTCTGCTGGTAGCAAGGCTAAAACTGAAGAAATGATGAAAGGTGTGAAATGATTGAATTCTTAAAGCAACTATTGCTGGCTAAGGTCAACCGTCCGAAGCCTACTGTCGAAGAGGTCGAAGTCCAAGTCTGGGCATTCGTCGTCAAGTCGATCACCATCATGGTGCTTGGCATTGCGTTTGGTGTTTTGTACCTGATCGGGTTTGAGAAGCAAGACGCTGAACTCGCACCAATCGACTCTGTATTCTTGGAAATCTTGAAAGCCATTGCGTTTATGGGTGTCGGCACTATGGGCGGTATCTCAGGACGCAAGGCATCGACTGCCATTGCAAAAGCCATTGTGGGAGAAGACGATGCAATTAAGTGAACACTTCAGTCTTGAGGAGGCAACGCACTCCGATACTGCAACCCGTCTTGGTATCAGCAACCAGCCTTCACCACAGCAACTTGAGAACATGAAGGTTGCTGCTGCTGGCATGGAGAAGGTCAGAGAGCTACTTGGCAAGCCTATCAACATCAATTCATGGATTCGTCTGCCAGAGGTCAATGTGGCGGTGGGTGGATCGAAGATCAGCTCGCACATGGACGGCTGGGCTATTGACTTTGTGTGTAGAGGCTTTGGCACTCCACTAGAGGTCTGCAAGGCTATCGACGCAGCAGGTATTAAGTTTGATCAGATGATTCACGAATTCGGTGAAAAAGGGTGGACGCATCTCTCCTTTGCGCCAGCATTGCGTCAGCAAAAGCTCACCATCTTCAGACCTCAGAATAAGTACGCCATCGGTTTGCTGACTCAAGACGAGTACAACAAGGCTCTATGACGAACTTCTACCAGCAGCTCCAGACTCCTGCCGTACCAGACCTGCCTAATCCGCAAGACAGGTATGACCGTCTGACTGTTGCGCAGACGAATGGTGCGTTGCGTACCTTCTTCTTGAAGTTAACCAATGCCTTGCAATCCATTGCGTCACCTCGCGGTGGTAGGTTTATAAACAACCCTTACGGGGCATTCCAAGACGGCACAGACCAGACGGCAGCCAATACGACGACTGCGTACGCAATCACATTTGACACAACTGACTTCAATAATGGAGTTACCTTGTCTAACTCGTCAAGGCTTAATGTGTCTCAGGCTGGAATTTATAACATTCAATTCAGCGTGCAGTTAGTAAACACGACAAATGCTTCGGTAGACATTGACATCTGGTTTAGAAAGAACGGCACAAACATCGACAAGTCAAACTCACGCTTTGGACTAGCACCGCGAAAGAGCGTAGGAGACCCATTCCATGTTATCTGTGCAATTAACTTCTTTGTAAGTCTTGACACAAACGACTATGTTGAACTCATGTGGCGCACTTCAGATGTTGGCGCATACATTGAGCACTACGCTGCCAGCTCCACACCAACAAGACCATCTATACCGTCTGTCATCGCGACGGTTACCTTTGTGTCCAATCTTTCAGCATAATTAGACCCTATGGCACTCGTACCACTCAAAATCCCTGCTGGCGTATACCGTAACGGTACTGAGTACCAGTCTGCGGGGCGCTGGTATGACTCCAATCTAGTCAGATGGTTTGAGAACACATTGAGACCTTGGGGCGGGTGGCGTAAGAGGTCAGAGTCTCAGATGACTGGTGTCAGTCGTGGGATGCTGACTTGGCGCGATAACTCCAATTTGCGTTGGATTGCTGCTGGTACTCCCACAAAGCTCTACGCCATGAATGAGGCGGGAACTCTCAAGGACATTACCCCCACAACCTTTACTACTGGTGCGACAGACGCAACGATAAAGACTGGTTACGGTTACAGCACATACGGTTCTTTCTCTTATGGTGTGGCGCGTCCAGACTTGGGCGACATAGTGCCAGCCACAACTTGGACAATGGACTCTTGGGGCGAGTATCTGGTCGCGTGTTCTAGCAAGGACGGTCAACTCTTGGAGTGGCAGTTAGGCTTTACCACACCAACAAAGGCGGTTGCCATTACTAATGCGCCAACGAGCTGTGCAGCCGTGATGACTACGGCAGAGCGATTTGTCTTTGCCCTTGGCGCGTCAGGCAATCCACGCAAGGTCTCTTGGTGTGATCAAGAAAACAATACAACTTGGACACCATCTGCTACCAATCAGGCTGGTGACTTTGAACTCAACTCTGTCGGCTCTTTGAAATGCGGTAAGCGCGTCAGGGGTATCAATCTTCTGTTTACCGATGTAGATGTCCACGCTGCTACCTATATTGGACTGCCTTATGTCTACTCCTTTGAGAAGGCTGGATCAGGCTGTGGCGTGATCAGCTCTCAGGCTGTCGCAGCCATTGACACCGCAGCCATTTGGATGTCTAAGTCAGGCTTCTGGGTGTACGACGGCTATGTCAAGCCCTTGGTGTCGGATGTTGGCGACTACATCTTCCAGAATATCAACTACAACCAAGCCTCTAAGGTCTACGCTGTCCACAATAGTAAGTATGGCGAGATCATCTGGTTTTACCCGTCTAGCGCCAGCAATGAGAACGACTCCTATGTCGTCTACAACTACCGCGAAGGACATTGGGCTATTGGCACTTTGTCTCGTACTGCTGGAACTGACAGGGGTGTCTTTGTCAATCCTTTAATGATCTCGTCAGATGGTTACATCTATGAGCACGAGGTTGGATTTGCGTATGACAGCGCTGTCCCATATGCTGAGTCTGGTCCTTACGAGATTGGCTCTGGCGACAACATCATGTCGGTGCGTCGGGTTATCCCAGACGAGCAAACGCTTGGCGAGGTCGTTGTGTCCTTCAAGACTCGGATGTACCCGATGGCGACTGAGACGACTTATGGACC